TCCCGACGCAAAAGGGCTAGCAAACATTATGTCTTTAAACGAATGCCGCAAGGCGTATGCGGAAGGTAAAGAATTTTACTAAGGCCGCAATTAAATAATGATAAGCAAGGAGAGTCTAACAGCGATTTGTTAGACTCTCTTTCTATATTGTCGTTTTGGCAGGGGTTAGACACTAAACAACAACTGACTCTTTGGGGCGGCGGCAGCTTGCGGCCGCAACAACTATTAAATGGAGGTTTTTATTATGGCAGAAGATATTAATAACAACAATAATAATGAAAACGGCGCTGAAAATAATCAGCAGCAAGAGAATACACCCAAAACCTATACTGAGGAAGAGGTCTTAGCACTTATCTAGTCCGAAGCGGACAAGCGAGTGAATCAAGCACTCAAGACTCAGCAAAAGAGATATGAAAAACAATTATCCCTTAGTAAGCTTGATGGGGACGAACGAGAGAAAGCTGAAAAGGATAATAAGATTGCGGAATTAGAAGAGAAATTAGCACAGTTCCAAGTGGAGAAGAACCGTAGTGAATTAAAGAGTGTGCTTTCTTCTAGGGGTCTAAGTGCGGAGTTCGCTGACATTATTTCCATTAGCGACGATATAGAGGCCGCACAAGCTAACATTGATACACTAGACAAGCTATTCAAGGCCGCCGTAAAGGCCGAAGTTGAAAAACGTCTAGCAGGTAATCCGCCTAAGGGTAACAGCGGCGCAGACCCCAAAATTACTAAAGAATCTGCTAAGAAACTGACTTTAGCAGAGATGCAAAAACTCATGGACACTAATCCAGAGTTATACAATGAACTATTTGGAGGTTAATATATTATGGCTAATACAGTTTATAACAATAAAGTTCTTGAAAGCAAAGCTAAGGATTTGCTTACCACAGCAGTTAATACCCGTTCTCTTATGACTATTGATAATAGTCTTGCTGAATCTGCGGGTATGGTCAAGACCATTAATGTCTATACCTACAGCGGTGAGGCTGAAGCCCTTGCTAATGGTGTTGGTAACACGGCTGCTAAGCGTGGTTCTATTACTTATACTGGCACTGACCACACGGTTCAGATGCTTCAACAGGCTTTTGACTACACTGACGAGGAAGCTATGAAAGACCCATTCATTGTTGATGCAATGATGAAGGGTGCGACTCAGGTTATGGCTAACAAGCTTACTTCTGACTTCATTACCGCTTGCGGCAGCACTAGTGTTACTAATAAGGTCGAGTTTACCAAGGGCGGCGCACTTGCCTATGACAATATCGTTGACGCTATTTCCGCTTTAAACCTTGAGGACGAATCTAAGGTCTTTATCCTTATCCCCCTCAAGTGGAAGGCCGCATTACGCAAGGACGCGGATTATAAGTCTGCCCAGCTTGGACAGGTTATTTACAATGGCTAGATTGGCACTATTTGTGGTATTCCTGTTGTTGCTACTAAGGCACTTACCGACAAGGCTTATGTTATGACCAATGAGGCTATTAAGTGCTTCATGAAGAAGGACGTTGAGGTTGAACCTGACCGCAATCCTGATACCCGCAAGAACAGTATTTATATGCGTACCGCTTATGTTGTGGCACTTGTTGACGCAACTAAAATTTGCAAAATTAGCGAATCCGCTACCTAATAAAAATGGGGGCAGGGTAAGTCCTGCCCCCTAGAAAGAGGTTTAACTATGATTGAAGAGATTAAAGTGATGTTGGGGGCGGCCGCTTCAAATTTCACAGAAGCCCAGATAGGATTAGCACTAAAACAGGCAATGGCGGAGGTTCAAGGTTATTGCAATCGAGAATTAGATTATGAACTTGAAATAATCGCTGAACGTATCGCGGTAATCAAGCTGAATCGCACAAACTCCGAGGGGCTTGCCGCACAATCCTATAGCGGTGTTAGTGAAAGCTATATTGATGGTTATCCCTCTGATATTCTGGCTGTCCTGAATCGCAAGAGACGAATAAAGGTGGTATAAATTATGATTAACGCACAAATGACCGAATACAAATACTTTGTTTATAAAGAAAATGAGTATGGCGAATAGGTTATAGATACTTCATCTTCTGGAACTATTCTAATGGCTATTAATTTAGTTAACAAAGAGGTTACTGATAATATCTTATATACAAATGCTAATTATATTGGATTAACTTTAGACAATTCAATTACTGATAAATTTGTAATCGAATACGGTAAGGAAAAGCTAAAAGTTCTATATGTAAATCCACAAGGCAGATATAAACAGGTCTTTATGGCGAAGGTGTCGTAATGGCGGTAGAAATTAAAGGTTAAAATAATTATTAGCAAGATTCAATAAGTTAGCAGACCTAAAAAGCGTTGAGAGTGGTATGCAAAAATCTTGTGCGTTAGTCGAAAGGGCGGCAAAACAAAAAGCACCAAAAGATACTGGCGAACTCAAGCGGAGTATAAGTAGCAGAGTAATAAACGAAGGTCAAGCTATTATAGGTGAAATTTTTACGCCGCTAGAATATGCCCCCTATATTGAATATGGAACTGGCTTGTTCGCGGAATCGGGCGGCCGCACAAATGTTCCTTGGAATTATAAAGACGATAAAGGCGAGTGGCACACAACTAGCGGCCAACCGCCCCAACCGTATATGCGGCCTGCCCTAATCGAAAATAAAGACAAAATAACAAAGTTTATAGGGGAGGGTATTAAAGATGATTAATTACCATTCTCAACTTGTAGCAGCTTTAAAGACGGTTCTCCCCACTCATTATGAACTCACTCTTACTTCTGGGACTGAGACTCCATGCATTAGCTATATGGAGTTAACTAATTTTGATACTTCTGTTGGTGATACATTAGGGTACAGTTCCATTAGCTATCAGATTAAGGTATGGGGAAACAGTCTTAAAGATATACAAAAATACGCATTGTAGATTGATAGTTTGCTAAGGACTCTTGGATTTAAACGCATTTCAAGCAATGAAATGTATGACCCCAATTCTACAATGATTCAAAAAATACTGACCTATGAAGCAATAGGTCTAGAGAAATTTTAGGAGGAATAATTTATGGCTGGTTTGCTTACTAAGGGTATGAAGTTGTCGTATAAAGCAAGTGGCGAAACATATACCGAATTAACTAATTTACAGTCTGTGCCTGAACTTGGCAATAGTGCCCCAGAAAAGATTGACGTTACTGTTCTCAGTGATGAAGTCAAAAAGTCTATCGCTGGCTTACAGGACAGTTCTCAGGACTTGTCCTTTAAGTTCTTGTATGAGAAAACACAGTTTACAAGTCTTGCGGCGTTGTCTGGCACACAGGATTGGAAGGTCACACTTCCTGACGATACTGCTTGCACGTTTAGCGGTACTCCCTCTGTAAAACTCGACGGTGCAGAGGTTAATAACGCTATCTCTTACACTCTCAATATCTCAGTCGAGAGTGTTATTTCTTTCGCTTAATCCCAATTGGGAGAGGGGGAGGGGGTTCTTCCTTTCCCCTTCCCCTTATTTTTTAATAAAGGAAGGTTTTTATAATGTTATTTAAAGAATTTGAAGTGGGTGGCCGCACTTATAAATTGGCTATGAACACCCGCAGCGTCATTGAATTAGAAAAGAAAATGGGTTGCAATCCTATTGCTGTATTTGGTGACGGTGATAGAGTACCAACAGTTACAGATATGATTAATATTCTCAGTGCGGCATTGCAGAGATTTGAACACGGATTAACTCAAAATGACGCAATCAGTATTTTCGATGCTTGGTTAGACGAAGGACACAATATTGCAGAGTTCATTCCTGTTATTTTAGATGTTTATAAAGTCTCTGGCCTTATAAGCAGCGAGAATGAGGAAGCGGCAAAAAACTGACAGAGGGAGGCCGCACAAAAGCGGCCTTCCGCACATTCTCAGAAATAATTGAATATAAACTTCTGCCTGTTGGTTTAGATTCAGGACTAAAAGAATCGGACTTTTTAGAAATGACTATAAGTGAAATCCAACGGCATATAGATAGTTATAATCGTTGCCAAAAACAGCGTTTACAGGAACAAGCCAATTTCACTTATGCTTAGGCTGGTTTAATTGGCCGTGCTATTGGTAGGCTTCTTGATGATAAAAACACCTTCCCTAACATTGAAGAAGTCTTTCCTGAACTGTTTAATGTCCAATAGAAAGAAGAAGAAAGACAGACGCAGGAGAATGTAAATAACTTCTTGGCGTTTGTAGCACAACATAATGCAAGTTTTAAACAAAAGGAAGGTGAAAACGGATAATGAATGAAGAACTAGTTATAAAAATTAAGGCTGAACTTAATGACTTTAAGAAAGGCATGGAAGAGGCCAAAAAGTCAATGACTGGTTTTAAGAGTGCTGTAAATAGCGTGGCCGATAAAGCGAAAGCTGCTGCTAAAAAAATAGGCGAAGGTTTTGTTGAGGCTGGAAAGAAAACTAGTAAAGCACTTGCGGCTGGATGTGCGGCGGCTGGTGTTGCTATTGTCGCACTAGGTAAATAGGCAATATCCGCATATGCTGACTATGAACAGCTTGTAGGCGGCATAGATACGCTTTTTAAAGACAGCAGTAAGCAAGTATAGCAATACGCAGCTAATGCCTATAAAAATTAGCAAATGAGTGCTAATCAATACATGGAAATAGCTACTTCCTTTAGTGCTAGTTTGTTGCAAGGATTAAACGGCGATACGGCAAAGGCCGCACAGATAGCAGATATGGCCATTACTGATATGGCAGATAATGCAAACAAAATGGGTTCTACCATGGAGTCTATTCAAAATGCTTATCAGGGCTTTGCAAAACAAAACTATACTATGTTGGATAACCTCAAATTAGGTTACGGCGGCACAAAAGAAGAAATGGAACGCTTATTAGCAGATGCAGAAAAAATTAGCGGCATTCACTATGATATTTCTAACTTAAATGAAGTCTATGAGGCTATTCATGTAATTCAGGGCGAGTTAGGTATAACAGGTACTTCCGCGGAAGAGGCTGCTACTACTTTACAGGGTTCAGCGGCAACTATGAAAGCAGCATGGACTAATCTGTTAACTGGTATGGCTGATGAGAATGCCAATTTAGAGGGATTAATTCAGAACTTTATTGACTCTGTTGGCGTGTTTATGGACAATTTACTTCCGCGAGTCAACACGGTCTTAACTGGCGTTGTTACTCTCGTGTAGCAGCTTGCCCCACAAATAATAGCTGCTATCCCTGAACTATTGGCTTTGTTACTTCCAGCAGCGGTTGACGCTGTTGTTTCTATAGTTAATGCTATTAGTGCGAATATTCCGCTTCTTGTTAACTGCATAGTTGGATGTGTGCCGCAAATCGTGGCAGGATTAGCAGCAACCTTACCGACTCTCTTGCAAGCTGGTATTTAGTTAATTTAGGGCTTGCTGCAAGGTATAACGCAGACATTGCCGCAAATTGTGGAAACGCTACAAGGGTTAATTCCACAGATGGTCGAAGTCTTAGTTGACGGTGTACCCGCTTTGCTAGGTGCGGCGATAACTTTATTCACAGCAATAATTGATGCCATTCCAGAGATTTTACCAACTTTAATTGATTAGATTCCAACAATTATTGATGGCATTATTACGACAGTAATATCTAACATACCATTACTTTTACAAGCTGGCATTTCCTTATTTAACGCTATAATTGATGCGATTCCGCAAATTATTCCAGCCTTAATAGCAGCATTGCCTAATATCATTATTTCCATTGTGACGGCACTAATAAAGGCAATCCCTCAGTTGTTGAAAGCAGGAATAGAAATGTTTATGTCGCTTGTTACTTCCGTTATAAGGATAATCCCAGACCTTATTTCTGCTTTGGGACAACTCATAAAAACCATTGGTACTCATCTAGTTGACAAGGTCAAATCTCTTATGAAGTTTGATTGGAGTCTCCCCAAGTTGAAGTTGCCGCACTTAAATATTTCTGGTAAGTTTAGCTTATCTCCCCCCAGCGTGCCGAGGTTCTCAATTGATTGGTATGCTAACGGTGGTGTTTTTGATACTCCAACACTCTTTGGTTACGGCAGCAGATTAGGCGGCTTAGGTGAAGCTGGTGCTGAGGCCGTAGTACCCTTAGAGAAGAATACGGAATGGTTAGATAAGATTGCGGAACGACTTAGTAATTCCATTGGTAACACTCCAATAGTCTTACAAGTGGACGGCAAGACATTCGCGCAGACTTCTATTAGCTGCATAAACGACTACACAAGACAGACAGGCCGATTAGGTCTTGTTTTGGGATAAGGGAGGTAATATATATGACTTATTTTAAAATTGGCACGATAGATTTTAGCGATATAGTATCTGAATTATCTGTGAAATATTCCCCTGTTTATAATAAACAGACTAATGCGGCAGGGAATACAGTCGTTGATTTGCTTGGTTCTAAAAGAAGTATAGAAGTTAAAATTATTCCAATAGATAAAGATAAAATGGCTGCTTTGTTAGCGGCCATTAAGAATTATAATGTTGAATTGTCATATCGTGACCCCATAACTAATGAATTAGCCACAGGGGTTCAATGCTTGTTGAAGGATATTCCAATAGACTATTACAGAATAAACAGCAAGGTTTTGTACAATGAAACAAAATTAAAATTTTCGGAATTATGAGGGGGACAATAAAAAATGCTTAATATCGGAAATATATATAATACCCCTGTCCGAAGAATTGCAGCAAGGGTAGACCTTTATAATGGGTCTACTCTTGTTTCTTCCTATACTAACACTGATAAAATTATTACTATAGATATATAGCGAACAGGGGAGACAAGTAAATTCTTTGGTTTTACTATTTGCCATAGACTAAATTTTCATATACTAGACCCCAACAGAGAAATAGTAATTACCACGGCCAATAGTGCCAAGGTGAAAATTGGAGAAGCAGAGTTCCCAACATTCTTTGTTTCCGAAGTGCATAGAGACGAGAATACAAATGAACTTTCAATAACGGCTTATGACGCTTTAAAAAAAGCCTCTGCGTTGCAGGTTGACAGTCTGACGCTAGTAAAACCTTACACCACGCAACAAGTAATAGACTGTGCGGCGGCTGCTATAGGCGTGGCCGCACAGACTTTTGAAGATACAACTTTTAATACGTCGTATTCAAATGGCATTAACATTGATGGCACGGAAACAGTCAGAGAAATATTAAACGCGGCTTGTGAAGCTACTTTTACTATTGGCTATTTGAATAAGAACGATATATTAGTTTTTAAAAGATTATCCAATAGTTCAAGCGTAGATTTAGCTATTACAAAAGAAGATTATTTTTCTCTTTCTTCTGGTGAGAATCGCCGATTGGCTTTTATAGCGGCAACTACAGAAATGGGCAATAACGTAAGTGCGGTAACCGCCCAAAGCGGCACAACACAATATGTTAAAGATAATCCCTTTTGGGATTTAAGAAATGATGTAGATACTATTTTGAATTATGGTATTTCTACTGTCGGCGGTTTAACCATTAATGAGTTTGAATGTAGTTGGCGTGGCAATCCTGCTTTAGAAATTGGTGATAAGATTTCTATTACAACTAAGGACAATCGAACAGTTACCGCTTTTCTATTGGATGATACACTAACTTACGATGGCGGCTTATCACAGAAAACCCAATGGACATATGAAGAAACAGACGAGACAGAAACAAACTCTGTAAATCTTGGTGATAGGTTGCGGCAGGCTTACGCAAAGGTAGACAAACAAGAAAAGCGTATCACACTGCTTGCTTCTAATGTCAGTTCCCAAACGGAAGCAATAAAGAAAACAGTGAAGCAAGTAGATGTAGAATATTATTTAAGCACTTCCAATACTCAGCTTACAGGCGGCACTTGGGCAACAGTTGCCCCGACTTGGGAAAACGGCAAATATATGTGGAGTCGTTAGAAGGTTACTTATACCGATGGTACAACGGCAACCAGAAACGCAACGTGTATTGCTGGTGCTAAAGGTGCAGATGGTAAAAACGGTACAAATGGTACGGATGGTAAGGACGGTATTAATGGTACGGATGGTGCAGACGGCAGGGGCATTTCTTCCGTAACTACAGAATACTATATTTCTACTTCCGACACTGCTTTACAGGGTGGTTCTTGGACTACTACACAACCTAAATGGGCAGAAGGTACTTATATTTGGACAAGAACAAAAATCGTATATACTAACCCAGAAGAAGTAACTTATACAACGCCTCTATATGATGCCTATTGGGTTGCAGTCAACAGCATTGCAGGATAGCAAAAAGTAAATACTACTGATATTGCAAACCTGACACTTGAGAAAAATCGCATTAATGCCTCTGTGCAAAACATAACGGAAACACAAACGGCTTTATCACAGACTGTAAACGATGTGCAATTTGACCTATCCGACTCTAAGACCACCACGGCCGCGCAGATAGATACGTTAACAAAACGAGTAGATGCTGCTATGACGGCTGACCAAGTTGAAATAGCCATTAGCCAAGAGTTGGAGAAGGGCGTTGGTAAAGTTACTACTTCTACGGGATTTACCTTCAATGAGGATGGATTAACCGTCTCCCGCAGTAATGTAGATATTACTACCAATATTAATGAGGATGGCATGAGAATCACTAAAAATAATGAAGAGGTTTTAACCGCTAATAACAGCGGTGTAGACGCTAAGAATTTACACGCTACAACCTATTTGATTATAGGTGAAAACAGTCGATTTGAAGATTATGATAATGGCAGCCGCACAGGTTGTTTCTGGATAGGAGGATAATATAAATGGCATTAGTAACTAAATTATCGACTTGTATTATAGGCGAAAATGCCGTAATTTCCACTGAGGGGTCTTTTACTAGCGGCACAGGATTCTATAGCATAGAATATGAATTTGGTGATTTAACTGGCGTTATAAAGGGTAACATATCCCCCAGAGATGTCCCCGCCACAATCACTTGGAAAATCCCCATGGCTTTTTCCAAATAGTTCCCTTACGCAACTAGTAAAACAGGTAAATTAATTTCTTATTACACTTTCGCGGGGAAGAAAGAAGTTAACTACACATCAACGTTCGTAGCAAAAATAGCCGATGATGCTAAACCAGAAATAAAATCAACCGTAGCAACCACAGACGCTATATCCCTTTAGCTATCGGGCAATACTAGCACTATTATTAGTGGTGTGTCCAATGTCCAAATACACCTGTCTGCTGCACCTACCCCAGGTGCATATACAAAAGACAAGTGGTGCTAGAATATGCCTAATTATTATTCTGACAGACAAGGTACAACTCAAACGTTTATCGGTCACAATAATGGTGTCTTTAGATTCGGGGCGACTGATACCCGTAACCGTAGTGCGGTAAAAACTATTACCCTTGCGGCAGTAGATTATAAAAGCCCCACTATATCAATAGATGGTATTGAGATAAATACTAGCGGTGTTGCCACAATTGATATTAGCGGCACTTGGTTCAAGGGTAGCTTTGGAAAAGTTTCTAATGATATAATGGTTAGTTACCGTTATAAAGCTAATTCCTCATCCTCTTGGGGTTCTTGGACAACTATTCCCAACGTTACAAAGAATGATGACGGAACATTTTCCGTCACTGTGACCAAGAGTGGATTGTCCTATACTGAGACCTATAACTTTGAGGCAAGGGTATAGGATGCTATTAACACTGTTTCTAGTAAAGAATATATCGCTAAATCATTACCTGTTTTTGATTGGTCTTCTGATGATTTTAATTTCAATGTTCCTGTATCTGTATTACCACCCACTGATTCAAATAACCCCGCTACTAAACAGTATGTGGATAACTTAGTTAATCCCTTAGCGGAAAAATTCGCCTCTATTATAGATATTGTTTATCCCGTAGGCAGTATTTACATGAGTGTTAATGCGGCCGACCCCTCCAAATTATTTAGCGGCACCTCATGGGAGAAACTAGAGGGTAGATTCTTATTAGGTTCAAGTTCTACTTATGCCAATGGGGCGACGGGTGGCGAAGCTACCCACGCATTAACGATTGATGAAATGCCTGAACACAGACATAGCATTGCTTTTCCAAATGCAGGTGGCCCATATGGTGATGCGAATATTAGTTATCCAGAAAGTTCCGGCACTGAAAAGACTTGGCTAGCCGAAATGTGTAAAACACAAAGTGCTGGCGGCAGTGCGGCACATAACAATATGCCGCCATATTTAGTCGTGAATATGTGGAAACGCATTAGTTAATTATTCCCCTATCCGCAAATGAAAGGGGGTGTAATTATGGATATAACTGCTTTTCTTGATTTAATTGCTTCTCAAGGGTTTCCAATAGCCTGTGTAATTGCATTAGCTTTTGTTTTTTATAAGATGATAGTTAAAGTAATGGCTGACCAAAAGGAACGAGAAGATAAACTGTATACGGAATTAGGCGAATGTCGCGTTATTAATGAAAAGGCTATTACAACAATAGCTTAGTACGCTACACGGCTTGAAAGCATTCAAGAAGATGTTAAAGACATTAAAATGGATATGACTACAATCAAAGCTAAAGTTGATAAGTAAAATTGACTATTGACTTCTACTTCATAGTAAGTTATGATTTATCATAGTAATTTTGGTATGACATACGTGCCTACCAAAACAGCACTTTTTTGTTGTAATTTCAGCGTTTTTTGCCACTTCAACGAAGATGTCCAGAACGTGTGGCACAACTGGGAAGAGTAAACACCCGTTTTGCGGATCAGAAATAAGGATGGAGAGATTATCTGTCTCTCCATCCTTTTTGCGTTTTCAGAGGCGAGTGTAAGGTTTACCACGCGAAATTACCATAATTTATACGTAAAAGTGCTATTTTGTCGGGAAAATGAACATTTTGTGAATTCCGAATTGCCGTTTCCATCACGCTGTGATACCATACAAGCGTGGAGTGAGTCTCCACTCAGAGATGTGAACGGAGGGAAAGAGATGAAGTATTGTCAGCAATGCGGAAGTCAATTGGTCGATCAGGCGGTCGTGTGCCCGAACTGCGGCTGCACTGTGCAGGAGCCGATCAATCAGCAGGAAGATAAGCCGTCGACGGGGCTGAATGTCTTGGCGTTTTTGTTCCCGCTGATCGGTCTGATCATGTACCTGAGCTTCAAAAAGACGACGCCTGTGCGCGCCAAGGCGCTCGAAAAGTGGACGCTGATCGGATTTATTGTCGGTTTGGTGATCTCGGCAGTCAGCCGAGCGCTGTAGATAGATTCCCATATGCTCGCGGGTGAAATGCAATCGCTGCATTTCACCCGCTTTTTACACGGTTTTGGTGTCGGCCTTGACCGGGATGTGCTATGCTGTCCACAAAACATCGGGGAGGCTGCGGCATGAAGCAGATGCGATTTTGGGACAGTGTTTCGACGATGCTGGTTTTGTTTGGTTTTGGTTTATACGGCAGCAGCTGCTGCTATGGCGTCTGGGCGCTGGTATATGCGGCTCTGGGGTGTGTCGTGCTGGGGACGCTCATCGCGGTGTTTACGCAGCGCTGCCCGTTTTGCCGCCGTTATCTCGGTATGATGTTCTTTTCCGGAAAGAAAACATATTGTCCGCACTGCGGCAGTGACGTGCGCGCGGGCAGAAATGTTTGACAGCGCCGCCGTTTTTCGCTATGCTGGTCACATAACGGTGTGAAAGCGGGGAATATCATGAAGCTTGGTCTGTGCCAGATGCCGGTCACGGCATCGCAGCAGGAGAATCCCGCGGCCATGCGCCGCTATGTGCGCGATGCCGCCGCTGCCGGCTGTGATATGGTCGTGCTGCCGGAGATG